AGTTCGGCGAAGTTCTTGCACGCGCTGTATCCATCGAAGTACGCGGCATCGTTGGCGAGCGCCCGGGTGCGGAAGACGGCATTGTTGGCGATCTGCGTCGCGGCGTCGCTGTTGTCCGGCAGGCTGCCGACCACCAGTTTGCTGCACGGCGGCAGGCTGGCGAAGCGCGCGAACATGAGCGGCACGCTCGTCTCAGCGTCTTCCTCCTTGGCCTGCACCACCATGAGCTTCACGTTCAGGTCGCCCATCAGGTATGACGTGATCGCCGTGCTGGCGTAGTTCTGCTGGGCCAGCGTGGAGCCGCCGCGCCCGAACGTGATCGGTTGCAGGCCGTAGGCGCGAAAGAAGCCTCCGCGCAGATACACGACGGTGCCGGTCGCCGTAATGCGCAGTTTCAGCGCCTTGGTCGGATCGGCCGTGAATTGCACCTTGGTCGCGCCAAGCTGGGCGTCCGCGAGGTCGACCGTCTGCGTCAGCAGCAGTGCATCGCCGTTGTCGGCGTCCAGCAGGTCGACCGTCGCCGATCCCATGCCCGGCCCCTTGGCGAAGTAGGCGCGCGCCGTTGCCCAGCCGCGATTGGCGCTGGCGCTGATGGTGATCGTGGCCGCATTGGACAGCCGGTAGTGGTCGCCTCCCGGCAGATAGGTGAAATCGGCGTTGCCACCGGCGCCGTCATAGACGTTCTGATCGACCGGCGCCGCGCCGCTGTCGAACACCGAGCCCGTCGTGACTGGCGGATCGATGCCGGGCACGCTCATGATGGTCTGCTGCACGTAGCCGGCCTGCTGGTGCGACTGGAACAATAGCAGCAGGATCTGCGACCAGACGTGCGGCGAGACCGAATCGCCCCAGCAGCCGATGCCGACAATGGTCTGTGGGTCGCCCGTCACGGTCGGCGATGGATGATAGGCCGATAGCGCGGCGCTCAGGTCGCGCAGGTTGTGCTTGCCCTCCAGCTTGCTCATGTTCGCGCGCACGTCCGCAGGCATGCCGTCAGCGCCAGGAGGACCTTGTTTTCCGGGGTCGCCCTTGAAGAACGGTGCAAAGGTGGCTTCCATTGGCGCCGCGCTGGCGCTTACGAGCTTCAGTGACAGATTGATTGGCGTCAGGTCAGGCATGGGTCACGCGCTCCACCACATTGATTGTCTCGGTGTTGGACAACACCACCTGTCCCGCAGGGCTTTGCAGCCGAATATCCATCACCAGCAGTTCCAGCGGCCAAACGGTCGACTGCTGAGCGCTGGCCGATAGCGAGACAAGGCCCGTCGCTGCATCGACAAATTCAGCACTCAGATCCTGCACAAGCGCGCCGGTAAGCGCGGTGCGCAGCTGCGAAGCGATGCTCCAGCCGGTGAAGTCCATCACCGAACCGCTGTTCAGAATTTGGCCCGCATAGGCGAAGTCCTGGCCGCGCTTGAAGTCCGTTGTCATCTGGGCACCGCCTGTCGGTTATGCCGGCTTTACCGGCCAGTCGATCGTGCGCGGAAACCCGGGTTGCGACGTCACCGCGCGCAACGCCTTGCGGTATTGGCTTAGCGCCTTCAGCAACGCTTCCTCATCGGTCGAGAGCTCGCCCAGAACGAATCCGTCCATCAGCGGCGCGACACGTTGGTCTGCCTCAGCGAGCAGCGTCGCCTGCTGCGCGCGTGCGCGAGCTGCGAGAAGGTCGGTCTCAAGCGCGATGTCGAGCGTCCACTCGTCGTTCTGCCACACATGCGCCGCGGACGGGCGTGCCTCGTCGGTCAGGAACACGGGCAGATCGCCGAGGCCGCTATACGTGTCGTCGATCGTGAACGGGGATCCGTCGGCAGTGCGAAACAGCGGCACCGCGCGGTAGTCGGGCACGAGCGTCCAACTCCCCTGCGGCCAGTTCTGTGGCGCCTTCCCCTGTTCGTCACGATAGACGGCTACCTGGCGCTCGCCGCATGCCGGGGGCGCGCTGGGCGTCGCGAACCCAGGAACAATGGGGTCGTCAGGCTGCAGCGGGTTATCGTCGGCCACGCCTGTCGAAAGAAACTCTCCAGTGATCGGGTGATAGTTGAAGATTTCCCGTCGCGGCGCGGGACTGGCCTCGGCGATGGGCTGGTTGGAGCTCTCAACTCCGGCGTTCAGGTCTTCCATGTGTAGCCTCTCAGTACTTGATACACGCAAGCAGCGCGACGTTGCGAACGCGGTTCTCCGCCCCCACAGCCACACCGACGCCGACATCGCCCGTGGTGGTCGAACGGTTGATCTGAAGAGTGGAACCGCCAATGTTGATGATCCCGAGGCCCGGCGCGTCATGCCACCAACTATTCCCGCCCGGATCGTTGACGTGCCTGTGCTGTGGCATCTGCTGCGCCTGCGTGCTGCCGAAGCCCCGGCCGCTGTCGACGCCGCGGCTGTCGTCCCAGACCCGGATGAACTCGCCGCGCAATTCCGGCAGGTTGAACGTTGTCGATCCATCGCCCGCGCCGAATGTGGTGCCGATCTCGTTGAAGAGGTCCGCGTACGTGATGCGCGAAACGGCCCCGCCACTCGCTTTCAGGAAGCCCGACGGCGCGGCGCTCTTGGCGTGGTAGACGATGCTGCCCGGAAGCAGATGTCCGAGGTTCTGGACACCCAGCAGGCCGAGACTCACCCACGCCGTGTTTGCGGCGTTTCGCATCTTGAGTACACCGGCGCTGGTGTCCGCCCAGAACATATGGGGAAACGTCACCGTCGGCGCAGACGTGCCGTTGTTGTTCCCCACGAGCGCCAAAAGCGCCAGATTCAGGTCGGCGCGAAACGCCGCCCCCGCCTGATTGGCGATGTCCATGTCGTGTTGTGACATGCTCTTCCTCTCTTGTTAATAGCCTTTCGCGTCCCAGTCGAACCTGCGGGAGATCGGCGTACCTGCGCTGTTGAAGAAATTCACCGTGAAGCCGGCAGTGGTAGGCGTGGGGCTGATCGTGAACCAGTCGCCCTGCTGCATGTTTTGCGCCGTGATGCCAATGGCGGGCACGATCCGGAACGGCTTTTCGAACGTCACAGTGGTGGGCCCAGCCGCCGACACGACGCCGCGGCCGAAGTCGATGCGATCAGGCATATCGACGCTGACTGTTAGCCCGTACACCACGACGTTGTGGTTTGCCGACGCGCTGGTCAGATCGACCTTCCACTGGAACGCTCGCGCTTCGTAGTCGCCCATCGAGAAACGCTGCCACTCTGTCCATGTCGGCGTGCCGACGGGGTCATCAGCCGTGGTCCGCACGAACAACGCGACAGACGTATCCTCGATTAGCCCTCCATCGATGTCCGACCAGTTGTCGAGGTAATCCAACCGACCGTCGATCATGTCTCCGGTGTCGAACGACACGGAATCGATGGTCGCCGTCAGGCGCGACTTCTCCACCGCGCCAAGGTCTAGCGAGTTCGCGAAGAAGTACGTTCCGCTATCAACGATGCCGCCAATCGAGTCGATCAGCCCCCAACCGCCCTGCCCAATGACGTCGTCGATCTTGCCAAGCCCGTCGATGGCCAGCTGAGAGTCCCACAAGCCTGTCGCGTCGCTCAGCCCCTGATCGTCGATCATGCCGAGGTTGATCAGCTTGATGCCGTTCAGCGACGGGTCCCTGACCACGTTCGTCTTCACGCCGGCAAAGGCCGGGTGTTCGGTAACCGTGGCAACGATGTTCAGATCGATCAGCGCAGGCGCGGTCGTAACGACCATCGCAGCGGCGGGCGACTCGTGCCCAGTCGAATCGACCCATTTCGCCAGGTACACGCCTTGCAGCAACGGCAGTTGCACTGAGTTCGCAGCGCCGGACACGAGACCGCCAATGTCGATGGCACTGCCCCACGTGGGCTGCACGAGGTCCGTTGTGTGCCGAATGCGGGCCTGCCCCCCGTTGCGGACGTCGAGATCGGTTGCAGGATCCCAGGTCAGATTGGCGAAGCCGTTCAGGACGGTCAGCGACAGCCCCGTCAGGTTCCCGGGCGGCGCCAACTTCCCGACGATGACATGGGCCGTCGAATAACTCCATTCCGGGCTGCGCACGCCTAGCGAGGACACGAATCGCGCCCGCACCTGGTACGCGATGCCATCTTCCACCGGCGAGATATAGACGCTCGTAGCGTCAGCCGCCAAGGTGGTCAGCGTCATCCAGTCGGTGTCCCAGCGCCGATATTGCAACTCGACGCGCCCCAGTTGTTCCAGGGACTGCTCGCGCGGCGCCGGCCATGTTACGTATGCACGTGACACCACCACGCCACTGTCGGTGACGATCAGGTGCTGCTCACCCGAGTCGATGAAAATCTGACCTACGTTCTCAACCGCGAACGGATTCGGCAGGTTTGTGTCTGGTGCAGGGTCGTTGACCGTCGCGTCACCATAGTTCCAGTTGTAGACGGCCGCCGCTTCTTCGTTCAGGATCAGATCGATTCCGCCGTCGTCGCTCATCTTCCACGACATCACCCGGAAGACCTTGTTCGACCAGCCGAACTTGGCGAGCGAGAGATAGACCGTGCTGTAGGCAGTGAGCTGAAATGCCGTCAGCTTCGCCGGGAAGTTCACCACGATGCCTTGGCGCGATCGCTCCAAGATGATCTTGGCGAGGCGCTGCGCCATGATCGAATCCGTGGTGTACGGCAGCTCGATGTCCCGCTCGATCACCTCGCCGTCATACCCTGCGTAGGTCGGATTCTTCACCGCCGGGAAGTCCGACGGCTGCCACGCATTGGCAGGGTTAATGAAAGTGCCTTTGACGACGTTGAAAAGGTCCTTGCGCGAGATCCGCGGTGACACCTTTACTGGGCCACGGAGATCCGATTCGGTGAGCGTCACCGTCGGCGTCTCGTATGCGCCAGCGAATACGCGAAACACGCCGCCCGAAATCACGATGGGGCCACCACCGGCCGTCGCCATTTCCGTCAGATTGTCGCGCGGCGACTTATCACT